AAACAAAAGCTCAATTAGCTACTGACGTTAAAAATAATAGAAGTAAGTCCAGACCCAAAGTGGAAAAGGTGTCTAATATAGAAACTAGAGGAACAACAGAAAAAATTTCTGAAATAAAAACGGCTCCTAAAACTAAAAAAGAAGTTAGAGTTGAAAACAGAACTAACAGAAAAGCGGCTAGAAAAGAAAACAGAGCTAACAGAAAAGCAACAAGAGAAGAAAACAAAGCTAACAGAAAAGCGGCTAGAAATGCTTCACCGGCTAAACAAACAATGCAACAGCAAAACCTAAAAAAAGGGAATAAACGAGCTAAGCAAAAAATGGGAAAGGCTGTAGTACTTCCTGTAAAGGAAAAACCGACGAACACTTCGAAAGCCCCTGCAGGATATAGCTCAAGAACACGTAAGGACATGGCAGCTGAAAAAGCTGTAACTCCTAATAAGATAAGGAAAGCTAATAGGTCTCGAGGCGAGGAAGAGCAGGCTAATGGAAGGAACGCAAAGGGGTATTACGTCGGGGTCAAGGAAGTTAAAAAAGCTAGTTTGATCGCTATTAAGGTAGAAGGGCTCGTCTAAAAAGCAAAGAACGGAAAATAATGGATAAAATATGGTCATGGCTTACCGGGAACGTTATCAAAGAAGTTGGCGGCGTTCTCGATAATCTTATAACAAGTAAAGAAGAAAAGCTAGAAGCTAAGAAGGCAATAGAAGTTATATTGCAAGAAGCGGAGGCAGATGCGCAAAAGCAAGTAACTAGAAGATGGGAGTCAGATATGAAGTCTGATTCTTTCTTATCAAAGAATATAAGGCCTATGGTACTTATATATTTAACAGTTATATTTACAGCTTGTGCCTTTTTTGATGGTAATATAGGTGAGTTTAAAATAGCAGAAGAGTATATACCTATATTTCAAACTTTACTAGTTACTGTCTATGGCGCTTATTTTGTTGGACGTTCGTACGAAAAAGCTAAATCAATAAGTAGTAAAAACACGTAATAAATAAAATAACGGAATATTAATTTTAAATCTAATCAAATGGCAAAAAAGAAAACAAAAAAAGAAATGCCCGTAATAGGCGGTAAATTTATTACAAACGATGAATTAACTAGTGTTAAAGCAGCAGTAGAGGCTGTTAACCGATTGCAAATGCAAGTTGGAGGTATTGAGCTCCAAAAGCACGATCTTATGCATACAATGAAGATGAAAACAGATGTGTTAGAAGCAGTGCAAAAAACATTAGAAGAAAAATACGGTGATGTGTCTATAGATATAGTTACCGGGGAAATGAAAGATAATGCACCTGATACGAAAAATTAGTATAGGTAGAGACTATAAAAATGACGCCATGCATTATTCTGTAGGACAGGAAGTGTATGGTGGTCATACTATAGATAGTATAATTGAAGAAGATGATAAGTATTCAATATACATAATAAAAAACAATGAAGTATTGCCTTGGAAAGACTTCAACAAAAATATGGCAATAGCTATAGAGTATAATCTAGAATACTAATGAAAGGTTATATGGATTTTGTTGTAGAGCCCGCTGAGGGGAGATACAATAATAAATTAGATATAGATGGGAATGAGTTTATACTCAACACAGAGTTACAAAACCATTCCTATGTATCTAGAATAGGTTTAGTAATTTCAGAACCTTACTTTAATGATACAGAAATACGCAAAGGTGATTTTATAATTCTTCACCATAATGTCTTTAGAAGATTCAGAGACATACGAGGTAAAGAAAAAAACTCAAGAAGCTTTTATAAAGAAGATAAATATTTTGTACAGCCTAACCAAATATTTGCATATAAACGCAAAAACGAATGGTTAGCTTGTGAAGGGTTTAATTTTGTGCAGCCTATTAAAGAAACAAAAATGTTCTCTGATGCTTTTGAAAAAGAAGGTATAGGCATAATAAAATACAAAGATCCTGAACTTAAATCTATAAAGGCAAACGATCTTATAGGGTTTAGACCCGGGGCAGAATACGAATTTATCGTGGAAGGTAAAAAAATGTATCGAGTGCCAACTAATCAAATTACAATCAAATATGAATATCAAGGAAACGAAGAAGAATATAATCCAGGCTGGGCACAAAGCAGTTGAGGAACTTATAAAGGTAGCTAAAGAAGCTATAGTAGATTCTGACGACGATATCTCAGCTGATAGATTAAAAAATGCCGCCGCTACTAAGAAGCTAGCTATATTTGATGCATTTGAAATTTTGAATAGAATACAAGCGGAAGAGGATATATTAAACGAAAAGCCTAAAGAAGATACAAAAGAAAAAACTTATAAAGGCTTTGCAGAAAGGAGAGCTAAGTAATGTATCAGCAAGATCTTTATTCAGTTATAACCCCTGTAAAAGGCAACATATTATCTAGACGTAACAGTTTAAAAAACTGGAAATACGGGTATGACAAAGATAATGATGTGATTGTTATTTAGCAAGACCGGTCAAATAGGGGATATATATAATATTCAGGGATTAAAGATTGCGTTACCTAAACAACCTAATAAAATAACTAAAGGCAATAACTTATGGAAGCCTGAAGAATATCCTAAAGAGCTTAAGAGAATACAAAGCATATTTGAATGGAAAGATTATCCAGATAGCTTTAAAGAAAAATGGGAGCCTTATATAGATGAACAATTTGAAAGAAGAGAAAAAGGGTACTGGTTTAGCAATAACGAGGTTCCTACTTATATTACTGGTACTCACTACATGTATCTGCAATGGTCAAAAATCGACGTGGGGTTACCAGACTTTCGTGAATCAAACAGATTATTCTATATATTCTGGGAAGCGTGCAAGGCAGATACACGTTGTTATGGTATTTGCTACCTTAAAAATAGACGTTCCGGATTTTCGTTCATGGCATCAGGAGAAACGATTAACCAAGCTACGGTGTCGAGTGATTCCAGGTTCGGTATACTATCGAAGTCGGGTGCTGATGCAAAGAAGATGTTCACAGACAAGGTTGTACCCATATCGATCAACTATCCGTTTTTCTTTAAACCGATCCAGGACGGTATGGATAGACCAAAGCAGGAATTAGCTTATAGAGTTCCCGCTTCAAGATTAACGAAAAGATCTATACAGAATACAGACACAGACCAAGTAATATTAGAAGGGTTAGACACGACTATAGATTATAAGAATACAGGAGATAACAGTTATGACGGTGAGAAACTAAAGCTTTTAGTTCATGATGAATCAGGTAAATGGGAAAAACCTAATAATATATTAAATAATTGGGGAGTAACAAAAACCTGTTTACGTTTAGGTAGTAGAATAATCGGCAAGTGTATGATGGGGTCAACCTCTAACGCTTTAGATAAAGGAGGAAATAATTTTAAGAAATTGTATCAGTCGTCTGATGTAAACAAAAGAAATAAGAATGGCCAAACAAAATCTGGATTATATAGTCTGTTCATTCCTATGGAATGGAATTATGAAGGATTCATCGATAAATATGGAATGCCCGTATTCGATACTCCGGGAGAGCCTTTAGAAGATCCATACGGCGATCCTATTGAGCTCGGAGTCATTGAGCATTGGAATAATGAGGCAGATGGATTAAAAGGCGACCAGGACGGCTTAAATGAACATTACAGGCAGTTTCCGCGTACAACAGAACACGCTTTTAGGGATGAGACTCAAAACAGCTTATATAATTTAGTAAAAATATATGAGCAAATAGATTATAACGAAGACTTAAAACATTCAGGGGTATTAACGCGTGGAAGTTTTAGTTGGGAAAACGGAATAAAAGATACTAAAGTTAAATTTACTCCAAATCCCCAAGGAAGATTTAATATTTCTTGGGTCCCAAGTTTAAATTTACAAAACAAACAATATGTTAAGAATGGTTTTAAGTCGCCAGGCAATGATCACATTGGTGCTTTTGGCTGTGATAGTTATGATATTAGCGGTACAACAGATGGCAGAGGGTCTAAAGGTGCTCTTCATGGACTTACAAAGTTTTCAATGGAAGATGCTCCCCCTAATACCTTTTTTCTTGAATACCTAGCTAGACCTCAAACAGCGGAAATGTTTTTCGAAGATGTATTGATGGCTTTAGTGTTTTACGGCATGCCTTTGTTATGTGAAAATAACAAGCCTAGACTCTTGTATTATTTAAAAAGAAGAGGGTATAGAGGTTATTCAATGAATAGGCCAGACAAGCTTTGGAATAAGTTGTCTAAAACAGAAAAAGAAATTGGAGGAATACCAAACTCTAGTGAAGATATAAAGCAGGCACATGCTGCAGCAATTGAATCCTATATAGATAGATATGTGGGAATAAAGGAAGACGGGCAATATGGAGGAATGTATTTTAATACTACGCTAAATGATTGGGCTAAATTTGATATTAATAACAGAACTAAATTTGATGCGGCTATAAGCTCAGGTTTAGCTATAATGGCTGTTAATAGGAATTTATATAGCCCAGCCGCTGAAAGGCAAAAGCAAAAACTAAATTTAAAAATAAGCAGATACTCCAATGCAGGAAGTGTTTCGAAATTAATAGAAAAATAAAAATATGGCTGAGTCAGTTATAACAAGTTATTTTCCGAGCCAAATAGCTAGCGATTCTGAGAAGATGAGTTTAGACTATGGAACTAGAGTAGGTAGAGCGATAGAGAACCGAGTGGTTTCGTTCTGATAATGGTATTGGTCGTTTTAAAAGTAATCAAAACACTTTTCATAATTTAAGATTATATGCTAGAGGAGAACAAGGAGTACAAAAATACAAAGATGAGTTATCAATAAACGGAGACTTATCTTATCTTAATTTAGATTGGAAACCTGTACCTATAATACCTAAGTTTGTAGATATATTAGTTAATGGTATATCAGAAAGAATGTTTGATGTTAAAGCTTATTCTCAAGATCCTTATGGGGTAGACAAAAGAACTAAGTATATGGAATCTATACTTAGAGACATGCAGACAAAAGAGCTTGGTGAATATGTAGAAGCTGAATTTGGCGTTAACTTATTTGAAAACAATCCGGAAGATCTGCCGAAAAACAAGGAAGAGCTTAACTTGCACATGCAACTGTCTTATAAGCAAGAAGTGGAACTTGCAGAAGAACAAGCTATAAATACTTTATTGGAAGGTAATAAATACGACTTAACTAAGAAAAGATGCACTTATGACCTAGCTACCATAGGTATTGCTGCAGTTAAGAACGGATTCAGTAAAGCAGAAGGGGCTACAGTTGAATACGTAGACCCTGTTAATTTAGTTTGGTCATATACAGAATCGCCTTACTTTGACGATATATACTATGTTGGGGAAGTTAAGAGTGTACATATAAATGAATTAAAGAAGGAATTCCCTTGGCTTACTAATGATGACTTAAAAGAAATATCAAATCAATCTTACCAAAACAATGGATTCTATGATAGAACTTTGACTAATTATGATGAGGATGATTCTAATACTGTTCAGATACTGTATTATAATTATAAGACTTATGCTAACGAAGTTTACAAAGTAAAAGAATCCGCTACGGGTGCTGCAAAACTTATACCAAAAGACGATCAGTTTAATCCGCCTGAGGAATTATATGTTGAATACGGTATACAAAAATTATCTAGATCACTAGAGGTATTATATGAAGGAGTGAAAGTTTTAGGTGGTAAAACATTAAAGTGGGAAATAGCTACTAATATGATACGCCCTAAGAGTGACTATACTAAAGTTAAAATGAATTATAGTATTGTTGCGCCTAGAATGTACAAAGGCCGTATAGAAAGTATTGTTTCTCGTATAACAGGTTTTGCTGATATGATTCAGCTTACTCATTTAAAGCTACAGCAAGTATTATCTAGAATGGTACCTGATGGTGTTTATTTAGATGCAGACGGACTGGCTGAAGTAGATTTAGGTAATGGAACAAATTACAATCCCCAAGAAGCATTAAATATGTTTTTCCAAACAGGTTCTGTAATAGGTAGATCATTTACACAAGAAGGAGATATGAATCCGGTAAAGTGCCTATTCAAGAATTACAGTCTGGATCTGGCGGTGCTAAAATGCAATCATTAATTCAAACATATAATTATTATATGCAAATGATTAGAGACGTCACTGGGTTGAATGAAGCAAGAGATGGAAGTACCCCGGACGCTAGAGCTTTAGTTGGGGTGCAGAAATTAGCAGCAGCTAATTCTAATACAGCTACAAGGCATATATTGGACGCCACTCTATTTTTAGCAAAAGATTTATGTGAAAATTTATCACTACGCATATCTGACATATTAGAATACTCACCTACTAAAGAGGCTTTTATACATAAGATAGGTAATCAAAATGTAGCTGTACTAGAGGAGATGAGCGATTTGTATTTATATGATTTTGGTATATTTATAGAATTGCAACCAGACGAGGAACAAAAGGCAGTTCTAGAAAATAATATACAAACAGCATTACAAGCAGGCTTAATAGATCTTACCGATGCTATAGATATAAGGGAAATAAAAAACATAAACTTGGCTAACCAGCTTTTAAAAATAAGAAGAGTTGAGAAACAAGAAAGAGATCAGCAAATGCAACAGCAAAACATTCAGGCGCAATCTCAGGCTAACGCTCAAGCTCAACAAGTTGCTGCTCAAGCTGAGGTGCAAAAACAGCAAGCATTAACTCAACAAAAAATGGAATTAGCCCAAATGCAAGCTCAAATTGATTCTCAGAAAATGCAGGCTGAGGTGGTCGCTAAAAAGGAGTTAATGAATCTTGAGTTTCAAATGAACATGCAGCTAAAAGGAATGGAAGTACAAGGCAAAAAATCCGAGCTAGCAGAAAGAGAAGATAGAAAAGACGAAAGAACCAAAATACAAGCGACACAACAAAGTGAGCTAATAGATCAAAGGCAAAACGATTCAATGCCCAAAAACTTTGAATCATCCGGCAATGATGTGCTTAACGGCAATTTTAACTTAGGATCCGGTGATCCTAGGTAATAATAGTAGTAATAATTATATAATATTTTATCATGGAAGAAGAAGTAAAAACCGAGGTCGAGAAAACTGAAGAAACTCAACCTCAAGAAGCTGCCCCTATTACACAGGAGGATAGCGGATTAATCAAAGTAGACTTAGGTCAATTAAACAAAGTAGAAGCAAATGCCATTCCAGAGCAAGAAACAAATGCAAGCGATGTTCCTGTCAGAGAATCCGAAGACGCGGAAAGTAGCAAAGAAGTGGTTCCAGAAGTACAGAACTCCGTTCCAAATGAAGAACAATCTGTTTTACAAGAAATAACGGACGAGGAGGTACAAGAACAAGTAGAAGACGCACAAGAACAAGTTGCGGAAGCTATTAAAAATCAGGAACCAGGCGTTGAACTACCTGAAAATATTCAAAAAGTTGTAGACTTTATGAATGACACAGGGGGAAGCCTAAAGGACTATGTTAATCTAAACACAGACTATGCTTCTTTAAATGAAGATCAGTTGCTACGAGAGTATTACGAAAACACTAAGCCTCATTTGGATTCTGAAGAAATAGGGTTTGTCATGGAAGACAGATTTAGCTTTGATGAAGACATGGACGAGGATAGAGATATACGTAGAAAAAAATTAGCTAGGAAAGAGGAGTTAGCAAAAGCTAAAAATCACCTAGAAAGTTTAAAGAGCAAATATTACGAAGAAATAAAAGCTGGGTCCCGGTTAAACCCAGAACAAAAAAAGGCGGTTGAATTTTTCAATCGTTATAACCAAGATAGCGAGAAGTTGACAGGGGATAGAGAAAAGCAAGTTTCTATATTTAACGAAAAAACTGAAAAAGTATTTTCTAATGAATTCAAAGGTTTTGATTTCGAAGTTGGAGAAAAAAAATTCAGGTATAAGGTTAATGATGTAGAAGGAGTGAAATCTAAGCAAGGAGACATTTCAAATTTTGTTAAGAAGTTCTTAAACGATAAAAACGAAATGGCAGATGCTAAAGGTTATCATAAATCTTTATTCACAGCAATGAACCCCGACGCAATTGCAAATCACTTTTACCAGCAAGGTAAAGCTGACGCAATGAAAACAAGTATGGAAAAAGCTAAAAATATTGACATGAATCCGAGAGGGACGCATGAAGATGTTAAGCCGCCTAACGGGTGGAAAGTTAGATCTGTGCCGGGAAGTAATGACTCAACTACGAAGCTTAGAATTAAAAAGAGAAAATAATAATTACTAAACTTTACAAATAATGGCAAATGGATCATTTACTGGGAGTGCAGCGGCTTTAGCGCACTTAACTCCTAGACCAACACAAACGTTGTTTAACGACAACTACCTGGCCCTTGGGGACATGGATTTTACACAACAATTCTTACCAGAAGTATACGAAAAAGAAGTAGAGCGTTACGGAAACCGTACAATCTCTGGATTCTTACGTATGGTAGGAGCTGAAATGCCTATGGCATCCGACCAAGTAGTATGGTCTGAGCAAGGGCGTTTACACATTGCTTATGATGACGTTACTGTTGTATCGGCAACGTCAATAACAATTCCAGCTGCTGCTGGAGCTACTAGCAAAAACCTAATCGGACCTGGAGACACTATCGTGATCGCTGACACTACTGGATTAACAGTTGAGAAAGCATACGTTAGCGCTGTATCTGTTGCGGGATCAGGAGTAGCTACTTTAACAATTGCAGGATACGCAGGGGCTGTTACAGTTACCGGTACTGGGAATGTAAAAGTATTCGTATATGGATCTGAATATGCAAAAGGAACTTCAAACGCAGGAACTTCTGTTGATGCTGCTTTCGAGCAGTTTAGCAATAAGCCAATCATTTTACGTAACAAGTACGCGGTAAACGGGTCTGATACGGCACAGATTGGATGGGTAGAAGTAACTACTGAAGCTGGAACTTCTGGATACTTATGGTATTTAAAGTCTGAGCACGAATCTCGTATACGTTTTGAAGATCACTTAGAAATGGCTATGATCGAAGCTGAAACAGCTGCTGCGCCAATTACGCCGGCTGCTGGATTAGGAGGAGGAACAGAGATCACAGGTTCTGACGGACTTTTCGCTGCTTTAGAAAACAGAGGTCTTGTTTACACGGACGCTGATTTTGGAACTGGAGGAGACTTAGGATTAAGCGATTTTGACGCTATCTTAGGAGAGCTTGATAAGCAAGGAGCTATCGAAGAAAATATGTTATTCTTAGATCGTTCAACTTCTTTGGGTATTGATAATATGTTAGCTGCTCAAAATTCCTATGGAACTGGAGGAACATCTTACGGTGTATTCGAAAATTCTGAAGACATGGCACTTAACTTAGGATTCAGCGGATTCCGTAGAGGATCTTACGATTTCTACAAGACAGACTGGAAATACTTAAACGACGCTACAACTAGAGGATTAGTTGGAGATATTGAAGGTGTAGTTGTTCCTGCTGGAACTTCAACAGTTTACGATCAAATGTTAGGTAAAAACATCTCAAGACCTTTCTTACACATCCGTTACAGAGCTTCTGAAGCAGATGATAGAAAAATGAAGTCTTGGATCACAGGATCTGTAGGTGGAAACTTTACAAGCGACGAAGATGCAATGAACGTTCACTTCTTATCAGAAAGATGTTTATGTGTACAAGCAGCAAATAACTTCATATTATTGAAGAACACTGCAGGATAATCAATTTTATTAGTGTGCTGGGGATCTTTGGTCCCTGGCCACTATTTTTATCAATTTTATAATATTATATCATGGCAAACAAAAAAAAGCCCGTAGCTAAAAAAGCTACTTCACAAGAACCTATCACAGATGGGTTACCAGTACAAATAGAAAAAGTAGAACCCGTAGCAGTTAAACCAGCTAAGCCGGCAAAACCAGCATGGGAATACCGAGACAGAACTTATGTTTTAAAAACAGGTAAGTCTCCACTTTTATACACATTACCATCCAAACATTCTCAAAGAAAACCTTTATTATGGTTTGATCAAGAAAAAGGATTTCAAAGAGAATTACGTTATGCTACTAATCAGAAGTCTCCTTTTGTGGACGAACAAAAAGGACCTGCGACATTAGGCAGAATAGCTATGAGGAATGGAATAATTAAGGTAAATAAAGAAGATGTATCTTTACAAAAATTACTGTCTTTATATCATCCATTAAAAGATAAAATATATTATGAGTTTGATCCAGTGCAAGTTTCTGTAAATGAGCTAGATTGGATTGAGTTAGAACTTGAAGCATTAACTTTAGCTAAGGATATGGAAATTGACACAGCTGAAGGAATATTAAGAGCTGAATACGGTAGTGCAGTTAATGATTTATCATCTAGTGAATTAAAAAGAGATCTAATGATATTTGCCAAAAGGCAACCTGCATTATTTATAGAATTAGCCAATGACGACAATGTCCAACTGCGTAATATAGGAATAAAAGCCGTGGAAGCTAGAATAATAAATTTATCAGCTGACCAAAGAACGTTCACTTACGGGGAAGGAAACAGAAAATTAATGACTGTGCCTTTTGACGAACACCCTTATAGTGCTTTAGCTGCATTCTTCAAAACTGATGAAGGAATGGAAGTATATAAAGCCATATTAAAAAGACTTTACTAAGTCACTTTTATAGTAGCTAGGCTGCTTAACGGTGGCCTAACTATTATAATAATAAAAAAAGAAAAATGAGCGTAAATATAAATACTGTTTATCAAAGAGTGCTAGCTGTACTTAACAAAGAACAACGAGGGTATGTTACGCCTCAAGAATTTAACCTGTTTGCAAACCAAGCACAATTGGATTTGTTTGAGCAATATTTTTATGACATTAATCAATTCGGTAGAATACCAGGAAACGAAACCGAATATTCAGATATGGTGGATCTTTTAGAAAAAAAATTAGCTATATTCGAAACATCTGCAGACCTGGTTGCCTCAGCGGGTAAATTTACTTTACCTTTAGACATCTACAAGCTAGGAGCTATCTTATATAACAATATAGAGGTAGAAAGAATTACCCCTAAAGAATGGATATTAATAAATCAATCTCCCTTAGCTAAGCCTAATAATAATAGACCTATATACAAAACATCGGGGACTAACTTGATAGAAGCTAAAGGCGATGCCGTATTAACATCCGGGGTTAGTGCTCAATACGTTAAAAAACCTGCCACCGTAATATGGGCACACAAAACAATATTTAACGAGCCTTTGTATGACCCTACAAATAGTATAAATTTTGAGCTAGACGTTTCAGAAGAAACGGAGTTGGTTATAAAAATATTAGAGCTTTGTGGTATACTAATAAAAGATTTAGGTCTATACCAAATATTTGACAAAGAAGATCAAGAAACAATACAACAACAAAAATCATAATATATGGGCTTAATAACACAAACTGACGAACAATACTACTTAGGTCCCGACGGAGTATGGAATAGCTTCGACGAAAACTATGGTAGTTACCAATTTACTTCCATAAAAGATATAATAAATAATTTCATGATTTCTTATGTGGGATTAGAAAAAAACATATCTAAAGTAAAAAGAACTGAAGTAGCTTTTCATGCACAAAGGGGGATTCAGGAGTTTAGTTTTGACACGTTACCTTCTATAAAATCTGAAGAAATCGAAATAGGGCCCACCTTAAACTTTATTTTACCTAAAGACTATGTAAACTATGTAAAGTTAGTTTGGATTGATTCTAAGGGCATAGAACGGATCATATACCCAACCAGCAAGACTTCTAATCCGCTACCTATACTTCAAGATGCTCAATTTGAGTATTTATTTGATGAACAAACAGGAGAGATGTTAACAGCTGAAGAGTCAGAAACTAGAAAAAAATTTCAAGCTCAAAACAATACAGGTGATAATAATAAAGAAGATTTAAGTGATCGATTAAATCAAGGCGGTTGGGGCAGGCGCTACGGACTTTCTCCTGAGCAAGCACAATCAAACGGAGTGTTTTATATAGACCGAGTTGCCGGTATAATATATTTTGACTCTAGCTTTGTAGGGCAAGTTGTTACACTAAAATACATATCTGATGGATTAGCTACCGACGAAGAAATGGTAGTTCATAAGTTCGCGGAAGAAGCAATATACAAATATATAGCTTATGGTGTTTTATCTACACGAGCAAATACTCCGGAATATTTAGTAGCTAGATACAAAAGAGAATTGGCAGCTACCAGAAGAAATGCTAAATTAAGATTATCAAATATTAAAATAGAGGAGATTACGCAAGTTATGCGTAACAAATCTAAAATTATAAAACACTAGTATATGAGTGAATTTGTACATGTTTTCCAATCTGGAAAGATGAACAAAGATCTTGACGAAAGACTTGTTCCTAATGGTGAATACCGAGATGCATTAAACTTAGATTTAGCAAACTCAGATAACGGTAACATGGGTTCTTTGCAGAACGTAAAGGGTAACCAACAGCTAAGAGGTAAGCCTCAATGGACAAGTGACTATATAGATTCTTTAACTAACCCAAAATGTATAGGATCCTTTGTTGATGACAAAACAGATAAAATATATTGGTTTATAACTTCTACAGAAGCTGATTGTATTGCTGAATACAGCTTTGCAGGCGGGCAAATAAAGCCGGTTATAGTAGACACTAATAATGTCTTAAATTTTTCTACACAATATTTAATTACGGGCATAAATGTTATTGACAATCTATTGTTTTGGACAGATAATAATTCTGAACCTAAAACAATAAATATTGATAAGTTTAAAAGAGGATCTGTAAACTTTGTAACACACACTAAAATACCAGATTACGACAGCACAAGTCAAACCTATAGTGCTAATTTAACAGGCAGACCTGATTTTAATGAAGCAGATGTAACTGTTATTAAAAAATCACCTCTTACCGCTCTTACATTAGATATGTCAGCTAGCTCCAGAGGCAACCAGCCCGGTACGGGAGCGAGCCCTGTGCTTTATGGCGTATATAACCCAGGAAACAATGATGATAGAATAAATTTTACTTATGCTCCAGACGACACCGTGTCCGAAGTTAGAAATTCACTGCCCACTAGATACGATTGGGAAACTAATATAGAGGCTGATGCCGATTATTATGATGAGACTAGCATAGAGAACTGGGACGGATATTTGCTTTTAAATTTTGCTTCAACAGGATTACAGCCTAATACATGGTTGCTTGGAGATACGATTATCTTAACTTTTGACTCCAACGACTTTGACTTTACAGATCAGGAATATAGTGTATCTTTAAGATTAGTCGAAGATCTAAATGCTAATGGCTTAAACTGGAAAGCTGAAATTCAAGCTATATCGTCTGATATAGGAACATTTATAGATGACAACGGGGACATTACTGAACTACCGTGGGAAGCTTTGTTGGAAGAAGAAGACGCTATGTTTAAAGACATATTCCCTCGATTTGCTTACAGATGGAAATTTATTGATAACGAATATTCTACGTTTTCGCCTTTTTCAGAGGTAGCCTTTTTAGGGGGGGAATTTAGTTATGAATCCAGTGAGGGTTATAATATAGGTATGATAAATACTATCCGTAGCCTTGTATTAAAAGACATAAATTGGGGCCATGTAGATGTCTCCGAAGTTGATATTCTCTATAAAGAGTCGAATAGTTCTGCAGTGTATGTCGTGGATACTTTAGTTAAAGATGAGTCGTACGATACGTCTGGAAATCTTATAACCGAGTTTGAAGTGGAAACTGAAATAATAGGAGCATTAATAGAAGGTAACCAGATATTAAGACCGTGGGATAATGTGCCTAGGAAAGCTCAGGCTCAAGAAATAATAGGTAATAGAATAGTGTATGGCAATTATTTGCAAAACTACAACGTGCCAACCACCTCTTTAATTTTAAGCTCCCTAGCTAACGAATACGAGGCAGGAGACATTGGCTCTCCTGTATTTTCTGTAAAGTCAATGAGAACATATCAGGCCGGTGTTGTTTACCTGGATAAGTATGGAAGAGAAACTCCTGTTTTTACAAACAAAGAAGCAGGAACCCAGATAGGTATTGCTTCTTCTAGTAGGTTCAATAGACTTATAGCTCAGCCAACAAATACTCCGCCTAGCTTTGCAACACACTATAAGATATTTTTAAAAGAAACATCTAACGAATACTATAATTTAGCATTAGATAGATATTACGATGCTGAAGACGGTAACGTATGGCTGTCTTTTCCTTCTTCAGAAAGAAATAAAATATCAGAAGAGTCATACTTAATAACAAAAAAGCAACATGACAATAATCAGCCAGTAACTTCATTATCAAGATATAGGGTCTTGTCTATATCTAATGAGGCGCCCGATTTTATAAAGACTGTGGACAAGCCTTTGTCTTCTGCTGGGGTAGAAAATAATTCAATAATAGTTTCTGGGGCTTTGGCTCTGTCGTTTATAGGCCCAAATCCCGCTTCTGATCCTGATTTTGGCCCTAAATTTAATGGTAACAAAGTTACTTTTTCTTTGGGTAATTTTGTTTCTCAAACATACGACGTACAATTATCTAGAGTCGTTAGCCAACCTACTAACGCAACAACTCTTTATGAGTTAACTTTAAACAGAGGTTTAGGTTCAGATGCTGAATTTTTAACAAACGTATCAATTGGAAGTTTTTTTAATATAAATATTTTTGAAGATAAGTTAGAAACAAAACCAGAATATCAAGGTAGGTTTTTTGTAAAAATACCCAGAGATTTTTCTTTTGATTCTAACATAATGGATTCATTTCAAGCGCTAGATCCAGAATATTCTGTATTAGGGGTCCAGGATTTTACATTAAATGGTGGAGAAACACCATCCGACAGAGCCGATCTTACCTATGGCCCTTACTGGATTGATTGGGGTAATGATTATAAAGGCGCTCCCTATAAAAATTTTGTAGCGGGAAGAAATAATTGGATGGACGGATGGCCTTATATTACCCGCAGTCCAAACCCCTCTTCAGGTCCTATAGGCTCTAACATAAACGATCCAATACCAGATGGGTCATTCTTTTTTTCATTTCATCAACCTATTACTAAGGGCAGTAAATATGTGGGATTTAGCTGGGCCGGAGTAAGATCTGATAATGGACAAAATGTTCCCCCCGTATATCTTAATTCAATGTTTGGATCAGCTCCCGGTCCTCTGGAGCCGGAGGGTGAAGGGGGTAGAACGTCTAGGGTAGTCACCCCCGACGGATTTTTAACTACAGGCGCCTCCGTAAGGTTTTTAAAAATTGATGATGAAACTGAATCAGAAGTATATGTTGTAGATAAAGCTCAAGGATATTGGAACCAAAGAGGTACGGTATCCAATGAAGGTTTAAAACGAAATTTTAGATACACTATTTTGTTGCAATTAGATAGAGTAGTTGAAGAAAATTGGGCTCCTAATCCTAGCGATAACTATGCTACCATGTTAGCTGCTGCTACTAATATAGCTATTCAAGTTGTAAAACCGGTTGTTCCAGCGGGAAATAGGCTCCTTACATCTAATAACCCAGCTATATTTGAAACAGAGCCTAAAGAGGCAGTAGATCTAGATTTATATTATCAAGCCAGTGACGCTTTAGCTATAGCTGGATATAATGACCCGGTAGAATTAGATTGGTATAACTGCTTTAGCTTTGGTAATGGAGTAGAATCAAATAGAATTAGAGATGATTACAACGCGGTTACTATAGATAAAGGGGCTACCGTATCTTCTATATTAGCAGGCCCTTATGGAGAAGAGAGAAGGGGTAGTGGCTATATATTTTCTCAAATATACAATTCTACATCGGGGATAAATAGATTAAATCAATTCATACAAGCATTGCCTATAACAAAGGATCTCAATCCTATATATGGCACCATACAAAAGTTACATGCTAGGGACACCGATTTAATAACTTTCTGCGAAGACAAGTGCTTTAGAGTGCTAGCTAATAAAGACGCCTTATTTAATGCAGACGGCAATGCTAATGTTACATCGAACAATAACGTTTTAGGACAGGCTACACCTTATGCGGGAGAGTTTGGAATATCTAAAAACCCGGAATCTTTTGCGGATTATGGTTTTAGATTATATTTTACAGACAAGAATAGAGGCAGTGTTATGAGATTGTCAAGAGACGGCTTAACACAAATATCAAGTAAAGGAATGGGTGATTTCTTTGCGGATAATTTAAAAGCAAACAATAAACTAATAGGATCTTACGATGCCGACAAAGGTTTATACAATTTAACCCTAGTTAATCTTACTTCCGATTGGCAAACTAAGTTTAATCCTATTCAAGCGGACAACTTAGCTATTGCTTGTGAGGACAATATACAAAACCCACCTGATCAAGAAAATTATATAAGTACCACTGTATCTTTTAAAGAGTCTGTAGATGGTTGGACTAGTAGAAAGTCATTCGTTCCTGAGTCTGGGGTTTCTTTAAACGACAGATATTTTACCTTTAAAAATGGGTTGATGTGGGCTCACAATGAAAATCCTATATATAACAAATTTTATGGAGAACAATACATTAGTTCATTTAATGTTCTTATAAACGAATCACCTAATTTAGTAAAAGGTTATACAACTTTAAATTATACCGGTACAAAATCTAGAGTTTTAGAATACAAAAAGACGGGCACAGAAGATTGGTACTCTATAGCTGAAACTACAGCGGGTGGGTGGCTGCCTAATTCGCTTAGAATAAAAAATCCAGGCTGGTATGTAAATTATATAAGAACAAATTTAGAAGGCGGTGAAGTAAAAGAGTTTGAAAATAAAGAAGGAAAATACTTTAACTATATAAAAGCACTAGCGGTATGTGATGAAGCTTTTGGTATAGGTTATCCTACAGAAACAGACTCCGACCCTCAAAGTTATTTATTAACTACGTTTATAGATCTTACCTGCAGCAACACAGGTTCTACTACAGACCCAGACGCAGATTTATTCTTATGGACTAATTGGGATGAGATTATAGGTAATAATGATGTTACAATAGCCAATGAAACCCTCGCCCCTGACGCTAAATGTATAATAGAAAACTTTTATAATGCCCTAAGCGATTATACTAATGTAGCTAAATCAGGAGTTGAGTTTAAATATTTTGCTACAGCTGGATTAGTTGTGGGTACTCAATTGTATGATTATAACACAGATCAGCCTTTAACTTCTGCTGGAATGGGACTTTACGTACCCAGTAACCTAGGTGGGCCGGACGACTCTAGCTTAGATCCCGCTAGTCTTGCTACTGTTCCAGATAGTTACGATATAATAATATACAGCTCTAGCGGAATTATAACAGAAGTAGTTCAATACAATAATATTAATGCCATTTGTTCGGATCCTACAGGTCCACTTACTTTTGAAGTTACCACAACAGTAGATTCCACAAGTGTAGAGTTACCCTATGACGCTACAGGAACATATTCAGGTGTTATTAATTGGGGAGACGGAAATACTTCTGTCAACTCTTATGCTAACAGAGCGCATACATATACAGCAGCAGGTGTTTATACAATAGAAATATCTGGTAGATCATCAAAAATAATATTTGGTAATCTATCTAACTCTATAGCTGCACTTTATACTAAGCTAGTGCAATTTGGATTCCCGATGGCATTTGAAAGATTAAGCTTTGGAGCTATATCTAGTGAAAATTATGGGGCAACTAATATGAGTTTTTCTGATGTGCTAGATATTCCTAGCTTTGCAACAAACGCAAATATAGATTATTTGTTTTCAGGATGGGAACCAAACAATGGAATATTCCCAAGTGATTTTAATAATATAGGAGCATGGGACGTGAGTAACGTGGTTAGTATGCGAGCTTGCTTCTATATGAACAGGACTTTTAATCAAAATATTAATAATTGGAATGTAAGTAATGTTACCACTATGTACGACATGTTCGCGGGGGCGCAGTCTTTTAATCAACCTTTGAATTATTGGGACGTGAGTAGTGTTACTAATATGTACGGCATGTTCCGAGGCATTAATCAACCCATATAAACTTTAAAAAGTAAAAAATGCAGATATTCAATCAAAACATAGATTCCTGGGATGTTAGCAACGTTACTAATATGGCTAGCATGTTCTCAAAAACTGATAATTTTAATCAGCCATTAAGCTCTTGGGATGTGAGTAGTGTGACTGATATGAGACAAATGTTTAATTCCGCTGATATATTCAACCAAGATATAAGTTCTTGGGATGTGAGTAGTGTAACTGATATGTATGGGATGTTTGCTGGCGCCGAGAATTTTAATCAGCCTTTAAATTCATGGAACGTGAGCAGCGTTACTACCATGGAATATATGTTTAATTCCGCCGAAAGTCTTAACCAGAGTCTTAATAGCTGGGATGTGAGTAGCGTAACGAATATGAAAGGTATGTTTCTTCAAGCTTATGCTTTTGACGGAGACATCTCTAACTGGGACGTGGGCAGTGTGATTAATATGCAACAAACGTTCAATTTAGCATCGGCGTTTAATCAACCCTTAAATAATTGGAATGTTAGTAGTGTAACTAACATGTTTGGGACGTTTGCTCAAACTGATAACTTTAACCAACCTATTGGAAACTGGAATGTGAGCAGCGTTACCACTATGCACAGTATGTTTTTTGATGCGGAGTCTTTCGATCAATCGATAGGTAATTGGAACGTGAGTAGTGTTACCACCATGGAAGACATGTTTTATATGGCAGAATCTTTTAATCAGTCTCTATCTACCTGGAACGTTTCTAGTGTAACTAATATGAAGCGAATGTTTAGTGATGCTAGCGCTTTTAACGGGGATATAGCTAATTGGAATGTAGGTAGCGTAACCAATATGGAGGAGATATTTACACGTGCTACTGTTTTTAACGCGGACATCTCTGGCTGGAATGTAGGCAGCGTGACTAATACGAAGCGAATGTTTAAGGACGCCATAGCTTTTGATCAAGATATTGGCTCTTGGGACGTCAGTAGTGTAACTAATATGCAAAGTATGTTTTATGCTACCCGTATTTTTAATCAAGACATAAGCTCATGGAATGTTAGTAATGTGGTTAATATGTTATCGATGTTTGCCCGCGACCCCGCCGGTCAAGATCCTCTAAATAGTTTTAACCAAAATTTGTCTGGGTGGAGTGTAGCAAATGTAACAAGTTGCACCCATTTTGATCGTTTAGCTGAACAATGGACCTTAGCGAAACCTAACTTTACAAATTGTACTCCATAATTAATTAAAAAATAAAAAATGGCAGAAGATTTATCATCAGAATTTAATTACACCGCTACTGTAGTACAATATACTATATTAGAAGGGGCTAATATATCTAGCCTTTACCCTACGGCAGTTATAAAAATAACCGCCAATCCAGGATATACAGTAACAGCAGGAGATTTTTCTTGGAATGGCCCTTTAGCAGGTGTTACTAGTGTGGTTTTTACTCAGGACGGAGAGTTTGTTTTATGCACAGTTACGTATGATACAGCTTCTGTAATGCCTGCATATAATGTTAATATAGGATTATGCATAATTGGAGATGCTGTTCTAGCAGGAGTAAATATAGCGGGGACGTTAACGACATTAGTGGATTCTAACACGATAACAACTACGCCCTCTGAGACTAACACCCCGTATAGTGCATCGGGAGTAGAGGGAAGTACTTCGCCGACATTGTTTACTAGAACTTACGCCGCTGCTTCTGGTAGTTTCTGGCCTAATAATGCTGGACCTAGCATACAACTTACTAATGGTAATTTAGGCCAATATAATATTACTCAGACACCTACATATACGGCTAATGACGAGCTTATAGCTATAACCTATACGGTAACTTATATATTTACAGATCAAGATGTGGCTGGAGATAGTTTTGATATAGTAATTCCTAAACAAGTAGTAATCTTAGTCCCAGCTACTGGAATCACAGCATTTTTGGGAGACAACCGAACTGTAGCTTCTAGCGGCACTAATTACGTAATGACAGTACAAGGTGCTCCCGGAGCTACGTATAGCATTTCTATGAGTGACGGAACAACTTCCAGCGCTGTAGTAACCAATGTTGTTATGGGCGCTACCGGTAATGCTCAACATAATTTTATAATACCTAATAATACTGGCACTTCTGATATAACATGGACCGCAACTATATCTGGGAATATAGAAACTGGAGTGCCAACTACTATAACATTTCGCCAGACGTCCCCAGCAGTGCCTTGTGGAGGCGCACTAGCAAACGCTCCTGTAAACGCAATAACTGATTATGTAGAACAGCTAGAGTCGGGGGGTGGATTATTGGTGTTCTTAGTTAAAGCAGGGGCAGCTACTAAATTTGAAATAATACACGGGGATGCTACTGGGACTAAAAAAGCTACTTCAGGTACGATAGTTGCAGGATTAACTAACGCCGGTCCTTTTGACAATGTGACCGGTACTGAACCCTCTAATACTTTGCCAACTAATACCCAGGCAACGGGAGGTATAGACCAGTATATTTATAACCCTCCAGTCCCTCAAAAAATGTCTACAAGACAAGGTGATTTTAATGCTGCCACTACTTTTAGTGTACCGGATATGTACGTTGATGGGACAACATACGATCAAGTTTTATGGTGGGAATATACCGCAGCAGATTATACAGCACTAAACAGGGCTACTTTAAGAGTAACTAATTCAAATGTAACAGGAACCATAGCGGCTAAAATGTTTAAGATATGCTGCCCTGGCGCAAATTGTATAATAGAATAAATAAATAAAATATGGCAGCAGGAATACCTATGCAAATAAATTTTGCAAATCATACTCCAATAGGGTTGGATTTAAACGATATAATATGGTACTTAGACGCCTCTACAGAAGAGGACGTAATGATGGGGCCGGTAACTACAATAGTAAACAATGATGAAACTTCTACCTACTATATAATAGTAAATGCAGGTACGGGTGTTTCCGCCCCTACTACAGAAGATTTTGTTTACTACAAGAAAAACCCAATAGGATATGTAAGCTCTTTAAAAGGGTATTTTGCAGAGGCACAATTTGTAAACACAGAGACCAAGTATGCAGAATTGTTTTCGGTTGGCGCTGAAGTATTTGAGAGCAGTAAATAATGTGTAATAATATAATATAAAACATAAGAAATGATAGGAGCAGCAATGGGGGCCTTAGGGGGCCTTACAAAAATAGCCGGTGGAATTATCGGATCGAAGAAAAGAAAAGCTGAGCAAAGAGCAGCTCAGAAAGAAATGAACATGAGAAAGGCTCAGTTTGAAATGGCTGATACTTCTAATGTATATAAAGACATGGAAAATACCATGGAAGACTTAACCGTTAATACGCAGCAAGCGGATTTTCAAGCACAGCAAGCAAATCAAGGTATTGCAAATACTATGAATGCAATGCAAGGAGCAGCTGGTGGTAGTGGTATTGCAGCTATGGCTCAAGCAATGGCAGGGCAACAAGCCCAGAATATGCGACAAGCTAGTGTATCTATAGGACAACAAGAACAAGCTAACCAGATGGCTGAAAGAAATATGGCAAGCCAATTACAAAACCAAGAGCGAGTAGGTGAATTACAATCTAGGGCAGCTGAAAAAGAAAAAACTGACACTTTATTTGGCATGGCTCAAAATAGATTAGGCGCTGCAAATCAAGCTATGGAAGCGCAAAGGCAGGCAATAATAGGTGGGGTAGGAGATATGGTTTCAGGAGCAGCAGGCATGAAGGGCATACAAGATAAATTACCTAGCTTTATACAAGACGCATAATAAAAAAAATATGGCAAATTCGGATTTAATAAGAGGAGCGGGGGCATTATATGCTAGTCAAGCAACTGATATGGGAGCTTCGTTTTCTAAAAGTTTAGAGAAAGGAATAGCTAGAGCTAGACAAATCACACAGGCTAAGAAGCAGGAAAAAGCCGCTATAAAAAATAGAACAGCTAACTTTATAAATAGGCTAAACTCTACTGTAGACGTAACTAATTTAGACGGGGCTCAACAGCAAGCGGTAACTAATTTTCTAGTTGAAGGAAGGAATGAATATGCTAGTTTAGCGGGACAAGTTGCCAAGATGGATCCGGATAGTGGTGGTTACATGGATGCGGTAAGTAGAATGAATGATATACAAATGAGTTTCCAAACTTTAGCGGGGAATATAAAGACGTATAAAAAAGACAGAGTAAGCTTTTTAGAAGATTTTGATAATGGCATGCTCTCTGAAGGTAATGAGGTTAACACACTGGGAGAGGTTTCTAACATATATACGGAGGGTAGTAATTTTAGCGTTTCAGCCGGAGGGGGATTGCAGTTTTTTGATGAAGCGACAGGTCTTAGTAAAAATTATTCGGATATTCAAAAGCCATTTTTAAAAGATTTTGCTTCTGCTGATGCTATAATGAAAATGAATGAATCTTTGTATTCTTCAGGTAAATCATTAAAGGGGGCTAGAAGAAATATGATAGAGCAAAAGCTTAAAAATATAATAAGCAAGGGAGGAAGAGACGCTCTTATGTCGTTGGCATCGGATGACTTTATTATGGAAGGCGGTTTAGGACTGCAAGATCCTATGCTATTTGAACCAGAGAACCAAGACGCTTTAAAGCAAGCTGTAATAGACGGGTATATGAATGTACTAAGCGCTTCAGCTGATCAAGGGGCTGCAGATAAAGCACCAAAAACAGGAGGTGGAGCATCTGGAAACGGATCTGGTATTCCAGGCTTAGATGATTTAAGTCCTCCCGATAGAAGAGATTTTATGTTTAGAGGAGAGGATGCGATAAAAACTGCTAATCTTCTAGGTCAAACCAAGGATGTTGCAGAAATAGTAAAAATATTGAACGGTAGCGGTTCGAAAAATAAATTTTTAACCGTAGAGGATTTTTTAAATCAGGTAAAACCAGAAACTATTACTGAAGATGAAATAAATCAATTAAAAGCGCGTGCACAGACAACATTTATAGACGCAGAAACATTACAACCAGTTAATTTAGATATCTTGGACCAAAAAGCTAAAACGCTTTTTTATATAAACAACACAGGTTTTGGACCTAATCTTAAAAAGTTTCTTATAGACGGCTTCAATTCTGAAGTTCCTAGCGGAAGTCCTGAAGGCGGTGGAGACGCATCTCAATTTAATACATAATAAAGCATGAACGAAGAAGCATTAAAGTACTCATTTGATCTATTTGTAAAAGATGGATATAATGGCACAATAGACGATTATAAAGAGCTTATTAAAACAAATGATAAGGCTAGATCAGTTTCTTATAATTTGTTCACCAGTGACGGCTATAATGGCTCTGACGCTGACTTCAATAATTTAATGGGTATAGATAACACTATAATGTTATCAGATGAAGAATTGGGAAAGACAAACGACTCTGCGAATGTGGATCCAAGTGTGGAGTCAGACGCTACGGGATCAGAATCGGAAGATGGTTTATTGGAATTACCTGGAAACAATAGAGGTAAAAGAAACAAAGCTCAGAAAGAGCTTAAAGACAGCGGTAACTTTTTTACTTCACCTTTTGATGATAACCCAGATAATAGTTGGGCTGATGTTATTAGCAATAACTTTAAAGATTTGATAAAAGATTTAGTGAAAGAATATCCTGGTGCTACTACGGCTGCGTCAGCTATGCCTGCTCCAATTTTACCAGGGGGGCGCAATGTTGTTAACGGGATTTTAGAATGGGTAGCAAAAGACGATGCTGCAGATCTTGCAGAAATAGAAAATGACCCTGAACAGTTTTACGTAAAATACGGATATAGTAAAGACTTGCCTATAGAAGAACAGATAAATCAGTATTACTTTAATCAAGATTTAGATTTAGACGACACTAAGTCAAACTTAGGCTACAATCCTGAAGAAAAAACAGATTTTGTAGATCAATACTATCTTAACGATCCTGAAACTAAAAAATTATTTAAAGAAGCCAATATAGAAGCTAGCGATTTTCAAGCTTACTTACAAAGAGAGGGCAAAATAAAAAACTTTAATTTTGAGTTAGAAAACGGAGGTTATGACGATATAACCTACAAGGATAAACAAATAAAATATAGCTTAGATCCAAGTTCCAAATTCAGCAGGGTTGAAGCTACTATAGAGGGACCTTTAGAAAAAGAGCAGGCTTTACAGGGTTTTTTAAGCGATTACCTTATGGAAACTGCTTCAAGAAACTTAGAAAGAGTAAGGCTAGAAGAAATCAAAAAAAATAACAAAGATTACCAGGGCCTATCTTTAGCTGAAGCTCAAGTTAAGGCAGAGGCGAAAATAATGGAAGATCCCGAGGCTTACGGTTATGGCACTCACCTTGATTTTAACAAGACATACGACTGGAACCAAAATAACTGGGAGGCAATCCAAAAGTTTAAAAAGCTTCAAATACAAGAAGCTAAAAAAGCACAAGAAGAAATAAAAGAACAAAAGAAAAGTTCTAATACGATAGTTCCAATAAGCTTAGAAGAAGAGGCAAGAGCGGCAAATCAGAGCGGCGCGGGCTTTATAGAAAACATACTTCCTGGAATGAACAGTGCTCTAGAGTGGGTCATTAGTAGTTTTTCCGACGGGCGCATTAGTGATCCTATTTTTGACATAGGATTTACTTATAGTGAAAAAAAAGTTGTTCAAGACGCTAAAAGAATTAGAAGAGAAAACAACCTAGATAAACTAGACCCTGCTAATTTAAAATACTTGTATACTGAAGGTCAGCAAGTGGAATTAAACGGAATTGCTTATATAAAAAGTAAAAATGGGACTATAAAAGATGTTACTAATGGGTTTGATGTTTCTTTAACTTTAACAGAAGCAGAAAGAAAAGCAATAGATAAGAAAATAGAAAACGGAGATTCTGTTTATAGCTCAGACTTTGATTCGTTTGGAGGAAGCTATCTGGCAGGTAAAGTAGTAGGTGAGCTAATAACTCAAATATTTGGACAAAAAGGACTTGGTGCCGTAAGAAAGATGTCTTCTTTAGCTTATTTAAGAAAATTTAAAGGATTATCCAGAGCTAGGTTAGCTAGAATGGAAAAAGGATTAAACAAAAGTAACAATAGAAGGGGAGTAAATTACAAAGGTGTAACAGGAGGAAGTAAAGGAACTTGGGACACGTTTGGTAAAAAAATACCCCTGGGCATAAGTAAGGAAATGGCGGACGCGATTATATTCCAATCGGGTTATGGTTCTATGTTAGGATATACTCAAGCTAAAAAAGCCGCTTTAGCCGAAGGCATGTCTATTGCCGAGGCAGAAGCAATGGCACATCAGACTAGTTTAGGCATGGGAATATTGTTTGCCTTAACAACTCCTATAAGTCCCAGAACGGGAATGTACAACAAGATATTTAGTAAAGCAGAATCAAAGTTAGCTGTAACCCAATTAATAAAAGCATCGGCAAACGCTGCTCAGGTTAAAAAGCTATTTCCAAGTATAGTAGCTAAAGCTTTCAATAACAAAGCAACAAGAGCAGGAGCAATACTAACGGGAGAAGGAGTCAAAGAATTAGTACAAGAGAATGTTCAGCAAGTAGGGGAAAACTTATTAGTTAATCGTATGGTTAATGAATCCACCGGAAAAAGAATTCTGAAAGATACTTACTCTTATGAAGATTTTGTTAATACATCTATACTATCTTTTGCAGCAGGCGGATTATCTGGAGGTGCTGGAAAACTTATGTCTAAATTGTCTCCTAGCGCCAAGCAATTAGATGATAGACAAAAAGTAGCTGAGTTAAAAAAGCTTTCCCAAAATGTTAAAGTAAGTACAACATTAATTGAAAATTATGGAAGGCAGGGTTTGCTTACTGACAAAGAGGTGAAAGATATTATTAGCGAGTTAAACAAATTTGCTAATAATGTGACAAAAATGCCTTCTTTTTTAGGAGATCGCAGGGTTTCCTCTGAGTTATTAAAAGTTATAGATATTCAAGATAGAATAAATAAACTAGAAAAAGCAAAAAAGAATAGCATACCTGGAGAACAAAACATTATAGAAGAAGACTTAAAAGCTTTAAAAACAGAACAAGAAACTGTTTTAAGAGAAACCAAAGAAAAATTAGCGGAATCTAATAAAGCTTTTGATGAAAAATTTAGCACTAACCTTAATGGGATTGTAAAATTTATTAATAAAATAGCTAGAGTAGCAGGCAGACAAGTAGAAATGAGTGTATTTGAGTCTACTGAAGATTTTGTTAATAGTTTAAAACAACAAGGGTTTTCTGATACTCAAATTCAAAAGGCTGTAGACTCCGATGGAGCATTTATTGGAGATGGAAAAATATTTATAAACAAAGAAGTTGCAAGACAAACTGGTGCATGGACAGTAGCTAGTCATGAAATAATACACCCAATTCTAAACAAGTTAATAGGTAACTCCTTACAACAAGGGGTGAGAGTTGATGAGCTTAAAAAAATACTACCTAGAAAAGTAGTGCGCACAATAGAAAAGAAAATAGCTAAAACTCAAGAGGGTAAAAGTAATACAGAATTTATAACCTATCTTTCCGATGCTTTAATAAAAGAAGAAATTAATCTTGAACCATCTATACTTGATAAGCTACGAGTATTTTTTAATAAATTACTGGGTAGAGCAGGAGCGAACCCTCAATTAGGGTTTGCAAACGGTAGAGAAGTATATAATTGGCTAAAAGAATTTTCAACTAGTCTTCGAGAAACGGGAGAAGTAAGCCAAACTGCGGCAGACGCTATTATATCTACTGGAGTTGATTTATCAGATGCTCAAACGGTAGGAGGAGAAATGGATCTTTCTGTTAACCAAGAAATACTAGATTTAACAGATGCATTAGATGCAGCGGAAGACGCTTATGCTGCGGATCCAAATAATCCTACATTGGAAAGAAATGTAGAGCTAGCTGAAAAAGCTTTAGACGAAGCTGAAGAAAGAGCTTTATCTGGCGCTACAAAAGTTGTAACTCCTAAGCCTAAAAAAGAGGTTAAGAAAAAAGTTAAGAAAGAGTCAAAACCGGTTAGAACAACTAACTTAGCTCCGCAGACTGCTCAAGATAAAAAAATAATGGACACCTACAATGAAGGTATGAAGGACACTAAAAGGACTAGTTTTACTAGTAGTAATCCTTTGCCCGCTAAAGTAGAAAACAAATTAATACCTCTATTTGAGGGGTACATAAATACGTTAGTCCAACAAAAATTTAAGCAATACCAATCTGAAGCTTTAGAGTTTCAAGACGCACTGGCTATATTAAGAGTAGAAGCCGTTAACGCTTTGAGAACATTTAATCCTGCTCGTAATCAAAACTTATCAGGTTATGTACGTAGATTAATAGCTCTTAGACAACCTAAAATGTTTGAAAAAGCTAATAAAGAATTCACTAGCAGCTTAGACGATGTAGATGTGGCTGGAGATGCAGGCGTTATTAGAAGTTTTGCAGATGAAAAACAAATTGCGCCTGAGAATCTTATAAAAGCATCAAAGGTAATAAGTTCTAAAGTTAGAGATAAATTAGCTAATGATTTAAAAACATGGGCTGAAACCAATGGTATCGATTTTGACTTTTTTAATTTTGGTGATGTTGATCCTAACATAACTATTCAAGTAGATGGTAAAGATGTTAAGATATTAAATGAAGTATTAAAAGAATTATTTCCTGGCGTTGATCCTGAAAAGTTTTTAGATAGTCGTACTATGTTTACTAGCGGCGAAGCTTCTATTGTTCTAGGTAAATTAGCCGAAAACGATCAAGAATTAGTAGAGTTATTTATAAATCTTTTACCTAGAGGTGCAGTAATGCCTAAAGGCAAAAATAAAGCTATAGTTAAAGATGCTAATTACGGTAAATCAACTAAGCTAGATGGGTCTATATTGAAAAACTTTTACAATAAAGGAACAGAAAGATTTACTAAAAAAGCTGGTTTACTCCTTTTGAATTAAAAGATAATATTCGTTATAGTGACGTACATAAAGCTTTTGGAATGGATTCATCTGGTAATAAGCTAAATTACCAAAGAGCTAAATCGGGGATCGTATTAGCTTCTGCTTATAAACTTTTAGGTAAGTTAATACTAAATGAAGTTATTAGAACAGACTTAGGATTAACAGCAGAACAACAAATGAATGTAGGTGCTGGTAAAGGTGACTTGCAGTTTAGCAAATCAGATGCGTTGTATTTTGATGATGAAAGCTTGATTATGTTTAGTAAGCTTACTGACGACGTGAAGGATCTTCTTCTTGACTTTAAAAGTAGGGTTTATACTGACCGTTTTACAGGTAAACTCGGGGGAAAATCACGCTCTAAGATAAACGAAGAATATAAAAAATTAGCTAAAAAGTTTAAAAACAACAAAAACGCTACGCTTGTACTAGAAGAAATAAAAGAGTACAAAGAATTGTTGCAAGGAATGTCTCCTAATGAACAAGAGGAAAATATAATAAAAGTTTTTATACAAGAGGCAAAAACAAATAAAGATCTAAATTTAATACAGGTAGAAAGAAATACAAATAACAATTTATTAGATTTTAAGTTTGAGTATTTTGGAGAAGAGTATATAATAGAGGTAAAAAAGAACGTAAAGGCAAGGTTAAGCGGACTATATTTGAATTTAGTTGAATCCGGTAAAGACAAAGATGGCAAAATTAAATATGCCCTAGAAATAGATAGTAAGTATATTAACAGCGGGGTATTTACCGAAGCTCAATTAAATGAAATTAAAGACTTTGAAGAGAACAAAATTATACTGCTAGAAGGAATACAGGATGCAATTGCTGAGGAAAAATATGGGTTAACTACTGAAGATTTAATAATAGAAAAATCTAAAGGCAAAAGAGTAAGAATTTTAATAAGCGATAAGCTTAAGGCATTAATATTCGAAACAAAAGAGTTATCATATCTTTTATATATAAAAAGAGTAAAAAAAATAGTTTTCCCTATAAGCGTTATAGATAGACTTTACGCATTTAAAGGGGCAGATATTATTAATTTTAGTGATGTAGGGGCTTATTTCGTGGGTGATGCTTCAAAAAACAAATTTTCAGGCATTTTACCTAAACTTTCAGAAGCTACAACAAAAAACGGAAAAGAAGCGCAGGTAAAAATGAGACCTTTTTTCCGATATCGTGAGGGATCAAAACCTGCCGTAGCTAATACAAAAACAAAATATTCTACTTTATATCAAACTGCTTCGTTTGAAATGGATTTAGCAGCTGATCAGGCGGCTTTATCAGGGGAATCTACTTATAACTTTCAAGACCCAAAGCAAGCAAAAGAAGGATTAAAAATATTAAAGATTGTTCTACAACCATCTAAAAGTATCGAATCCATAAATGTTTATAATAACGCTAACAAGATTAACGCTAAGCCCAAAGGCATAAGCGTTTGGGATTTTGATGACACTTTAGCTAAGACTAAAAGCAACGTATTATATACAATGCCAGGGGAAATTAGAATATTCCACGGCGGTGATATAAAATCAGTCAAAGACATTGACGGATTTGTATATTTTTCAGAAGATAAAAAACAAGCTGCAGCATACGCTAAGGGTAATCAAGGAGAGGTTAGTAGTTTTAAGATAGACGAAGCATCTATTGCAACAGAGGATCAAGTGTTTGATGTTATTAACAGCTTAGACATTAAGCCAAGAGCTGGTTATGCGGTAGATGAATCTAACTTATATGAACTTATTGATCCTAGGTTTGAACAATCATTTTCTAAAAAAGATCTTAAAAAATTAGCAGTAGCACTTAAAAGAAAAGGAATAAAGGCTGCGCGATTTACAGATACCAATATTAGCCAAGGTAAAAATGAAGGAAGAGAAACTGAGAACATTGTGGTATTTGACAAGAAAGTAGTGCAGGAACAAAATAAACTAGATGCTGAACAGTTTGCAAAAGAAGGTGATAGACTAATGGCTGAGGGTGCTGATTTTGACTTTAGTGAATTCAGTAAGGTCGTCAACGGGAGCAAGGGTCCTTTCTTTGAAAAGGCTATGGCTAGAAATAAAAAGTTTGGAAACAAAAACGTCTTCATACTTACAGCTAGACCGGCAAACAGTGCAAATGCTATACACGAGTTTTTAAAAGGTATTGGATTAGACATA